TGCCGGAGGTGTTGGCTCCCAACGCATTTAAGCCTACTGCGGTGTTGCTGCCCCCGGTCGTGTTGGCGACCAACGCCGAAGAGCCCACCGCCGTATTGTAATTGCCCGTAGAAAGCGTAAGTGCCTGATGGCCTACTGCGGTATTATTAATGCCCGATACATTAGTGGTTAGTGCCGAACGCCCTACAGCAACATTAGCCGTGCCTGTCGTATTGTTATTCAGTGCCCCATAACCCACTGCGACATTAGCGGCACCTATCGTGTTGGCAGACAGTGCGGATGCGCCTAGCGCAGTATTGCCAGAACCTGTGGTATTAGAGGCTAATGTTGATGACCCTAAAGCGGTATTGGAATCACCGCCACTATTGGCCGCCAGCGCAGACGTCCCGACAGCGGTGTTGCTATTTCCATTGGTACTGGCCGCCAGCGCCAAATAACCCACCGCCACATTCTCGCTACCCGTGATGTTGGCGGTTAATGCCGAAGGGCCAATGGCAATATTGTAATTTCCCAAGGTATTGGCACGCAGGGCTAACGTCCCCACAGACACGTTATTACTGCCTACCGTATTAGACTGCAGCGCTTCGTCACCGAGCGCCGTATTATTGATACCTTCGGTATTTAATTGCAACGCAAAGTGGCCTACTGCGGTATTATCGGAGCCCGTTGTATTTGTCGTAAGCGCACCAAAACCAATAGCGACATTGTCTACACCGGTGGTGTTCGCCTGCATGGCTGCATGCCCGATAGCAACATTACCATCACCCACCGTATTTGCGTCCAGCGCATTAGTCCCTATGGCAATGTTATAGCCGCCAATACTATTGGACGTCATTGCCGATGTGCCCAACGCAATGTTGTACACGCCTACGGTGTTATTGGCCAACGCCTGATACCCCAGCGCAATATTGGACAGCCCTGTCGTATTAGAGGCTAAAGCTGACGCGCCAATAGCGACGTTATAATTACCTGTCGTACTGTTTGCCAATGCCAGCTCGCCTATCGCTACATTACGAACGCCCACCGTATTCGCCGATAGCGCATAGGCACCCAGCGCAACATTAGAGCTGCCTGTAGTATTAAGCAATAGCGCACTAAAGCCTACGGCCGTATTAAAATCGCCGTAAGTGTTAGCGTTTAACGCCGCATACCCCAAAGCCGTGTTCGTAGAGCCTGTGGTATTCGCGACCAACGCACCGACGCCCAACGCCGTATTGGTACTGACCGTGCCACCGCCCATACCTACAGGAATGGCCACAATCGGGGCAATATCCGCAGGCAAAGTACAAAAGATATCTTTAGGCCCGGGTAAAAAACTAACTAGGGTATTAGCGTTGGAGGACGCCAGTATAGTGGTCCGCTCCAAGGTCGGTGGCAGCGTGGCGTTATACGTACCCACGCCCACTTCCCAGCTGTCGTTCGGTACATCGGCAATCACGTACCACGTAGTATTGCCGTCACCGACCACACTAAAGTCCTGAAAGCCCGACGGCGCGCCCAGCAGCGTGATGACGTTAAGTCCTTCAACGGTGGAATTTTCTCTTATCCTGTTGCCTATGACTAAGCTCATGACACGGTGTCCCTAATAACGGCGGTAGTATAAGTGGCCGGCGGGAACCACACGGGGAAATCCCCTGAGGCAAGCTTGTCTGCACCGAAGTCCAGCACAGCCACGGCGGCGTCTGTTGTAAAATTATAAATAAGGGCGCCGCGAGTAATGAAGTCGGCGCCCGTCCAAAGCACATTTTGGAAGGAGAGAAAGGCAACGCCGTTATCTACTACCGGCGGAATCGGGGTGAGGCGCAGACCGCCTGCCGTATAGCCGGGGCCGGTCACTTCGTTAGTCGACGTGTAAATCAAAGTATCCGGACCCAAGTCAGCATTGGCGTTGTAAAGCGCCATGTAATACTGGTACGGGCTTAACAGTGAAAAGTCTTCAGCACCTAAGAGCTTGTTGAGCAGGAAAATGTTACATTGGCCCTGGATAAGCATCGGTTATACCTGATTAAACGGAATTTTCTTTTGGCCTTCCCGATAGGCATCGCCGCGTTCCAGGCCTGCGCACAGACGAATGAACTGCGTCATCGCTTCGGAATACTTCTGTTCATAGTAGCCGACCATATCGGCCTCGGCTTTCATGAATAGATTAGCCACTCGAATAGCGCCATAAAGTAACACGTTAGGAAAAGAGTCTGATAACCAAGTACGGCCCGTAGCCGCCACGGTAATGCTCTCAGGATTATAATTGTAATGGAGTTCAACTTCATAGCTAGCGTCCGGGGTGGGGGCGGTAATCAAAGTCAACTCGTTCAAGTCCAAGATGGACGGTCCAAATAGCGCATAAAATTTAGGTTGCCCATACACCGACGGGTTCGGATAGGCCTCACGCATAAAACTCACGTCTTTGTTCAATAAATAACTGTACACGCCCGCCGCATCAACCACCGCCAGTGAATAGACACTCAAGAAGTCCAACGGGCAGCTCAAGTATTTGTTGTGCGCCGTCAAGTGCCCCGTGACATTACGCCGCAGTGTCGGGATATTGACGGAGTTATATATTTCAAGTTCTGCGGTCGTGATAAACATCGGGATATTCGAGACAAACAGCGCCTCGGTGTTCTCTAAGAGGTCTTGAATAGCCTGAGAAATCTCGGTGTAATTCATGGCTTAACCTAGCGGTCCTCGCACCATTTTGCCCTTCGTAGCTGCGCCATAACCGCGCATCATGATACCACTGGTCTTCGGGTTGTCCTTCACCGCATTAGGCGGGTTCGGGACTGTTTTAGCCGTACCCGCTTGTTTGCCTTTTTTCTCTGCCATCATCTTCTCCTAACTAAAATAACTGGCGGCCAATAACACCAGCATCGCCAGTCCTACTGCCGTATAAAGCACCCGTAGCCGCCGGGTGTCGTCCTTGCGAATCTCTATTTCGTCGTCACCTAAAAACATTACAGCTTGTCCGGTAAAGTGACCCCTAAAGCGCCTGCGACTGCGCCGCCAATAGCCCACACGGTCTCGGGATTAGTCCCCATCGCCGGTGCGAAAATACTCAAGATGCTGGTGAGTATCCAGACGATGCCCCGCTTGGTGCTGGGCTCGGTCCAATTAACGTTCATTAGCCTGCCCTCTGATTATTTCTACGCGCCACCCCTCTGCCGACCTTTTTCATATCAAGGGATGATACACCAGACGTCGTTAAACCGCCAGACTCTGCGGCGACTACGCGGCTGCCGCTGCCTATCATCTTGCCTTTTGTGTGGCCCTTCTTGGCTACACCATCAATTCCACTTTTACTCATCACACTTCTCCTAACCTGCTAATACTGATGCTACGGACCCGACGCTAATTAAGGCATTGGGTGTTAATACGGTGTCGAACTGGGACGCGCCGCCGACTGGACTGAAGCCCCACTGGAATATGCGATATCCTGAACTTGGGTAGCCATACACATTAACCCCGGCTTCATAGCGTCCAAGGTCGGGGCGGGGATTGCGTAAGCCCTGTGGGTCATAGACAGGCCGCTCCCCAAGCCGAAGCTGCGGGTGACTGGGCTCCCAATCACTTTTGCAGACAAGGATTTGCGTCAGCGTATTTTTAATCATAATACGCTTTAAATCTTTTAACTTAAAGCGTTGTCCACACCTATCGCAGAGTCCCCAAGCCTGCTTACCTTCGGCGTATTTAACAGCCACTGCGCCCACCGAATATTTGCGGTGTTAGGTGCAAAGAAGCCTTTTCGCGGTCTTCATTCATCGCATTTTTCAGCTGCTCGTCGTAATCCGCCTTAAGGAACATCATCCGCTGTGGGTCCATCCCTTGTATCTTGGGGGCGATGTAATAGGCCAAGCCTGATATCAGCGCAGGCAAGAACCGGAAAGGGATGTCCTGGACATTGGATGCGTCCCCAGGATTTTGTAAGCGTCTCAGCCGCCAGTAAATCAAAGTGTATTGTCCATCAGGCGGACTGGCCGTCGGCCAAATATTAATCGTTGGGTACGCCACGCCCGTGGTCGGGTAGTTGGCGCCACTCTGACGATTTATCCAAATTTGAATCGGTTTGCCCTGCGCGTTTTTGTTGGGCAACGCGGCATAGGTAGAAGATGATATGCGCGTGATGGTGATGTCTTGCTGGTTCTGACCTGTTCCCGTTCTGATAACATGGTCAAGCAAATCGACAGTATCTACAGGCAGCGAGTAAGTTATCTGCCCGGTGACTAACGGGATGGTACCGGACTCCAAGGTCCACAAATTAATCCCGAGGTTGCTCCAAGCAGCGAGGAGGAGCTGCAAACTTCTACGTGCTGATTTGAAATCCCAGCCGCTGCGTAGCTCTGAGGAACATCTGGCCATTGCCTCTTCAACTATGTCAGCAAGGTCAAAATTGCCATCACTTAGTCCGCTTGTTTGCTCAGTCATCGCTTTAGCTCGCGCTCAGTGC